CAGGTATGGAATTCCCATACAGAGAAATGGTTAGAGAATGGAATGGTGCTTTTGTTCATGTATCTGAGTTTGAACCTAAACAACCACAATTAGAACCAAAACCCATGAATGGTGATTCTATATCTTTGCGTAATGTTAGACCAGATAGAATAGAACCATCGGTTGCAGCAATGTTAGGAAATAATCCTTTCTCGACTACAGCTTCATCTCAAACAGTTACTGTTATTGAAAACAATCATGGAAGATCAAGTGGTGATACAGTTAGATTTAGAAATGTTCAAGGAAGTCCGGGAGGAGTGCCTTTTTCTACCTATGAAAATTCATCTGGATTTACTATAACAGTTACGACAACAAATAAATATACTTTTAGTTTAGGAACAACAGCGAGTATAACAGAAGAAGGAGGAGGACCTACTGTGTCCGCAGGACCAGTAACTTTAGAAGCATGATTAATAAAATAAAAATTTTTTGGTATAGACTTTTAAAAAAACAAATGTGTTGGCAACACACTAGTTATACTATTAGTTGTTTAATTTGTAAGGAGATAAGAAGATAATGGCAGGATTAAGTGCATCAGGACTAAAAACACAAATAAGAAGTTATACTGAAACAGATTCTAATGTTTTAACAGATGCTGTTTTAGAAAATATAATTTTAAATGCACAATACAGAATTTTTAGAGATGTCCCTATCGATGCAGATAGAAAACAACAATTAGGTAATCTAGTTGCAGGACAAGAATCAATTAATGCTCCAGCAGGAGCAGTATTTATTAGAGGTATACAGGTATATGATACTGCAGGATCAGAAACTACAGGAGCTAACAGATGGTTGGAGAAAAAAGATTATACATACTTACAAGAGTATCAAGATGTAACAGGCACATCAGCAGCTCAAGGTCAACCTAAATATTATGCAATGTTTGGAGGAGGCACAGGAGAATCTGACACGACATCTGGACGTATAGCTTTTGCTCCAGTTCCTAACACAACATATAGATTTAGAGTTCATTTTAATAAAATGCCCGATCTTTTAGAGGGTGATGGCACTAACTACATTAGTATGAATTTTCCAAATGGCTTATTATATTGCTGTTTATCAGAGGCATACGGCTTTTTAAAAGGTCCAATCGATATGTTGACATTATATGAAAATAAATATAAACAAGAGGTACAGAAGTTTGCTAACGAACAAGTTGGTAGAAGACGAAGAGATGACTATACAGATGGTGCTGTTCGTATACCAATTAAATCAGCAAACCCGTAGGAGATAGATTATGGCAAATACAAGCGCAATATGTTCAAGTTTTAAACAAGAACTTTTACAAGGTAAACACAGTTTTGAATCTTCAGGTGGTCATACTTTTAAAATTGCTTTATTTGATAGTGATGCAACTTTAGGTGCTTCTACAACAGACTATTCAACATCAGAAGAAATTACAAATACATCTGGAACTGCATATACTGCAGGTGGTGCAACTCTTACTAATTCAGGAGTATCATTATCTTCAACAACAGCATTTACAGACTTTGCTGACGTAACTTTTACTTCTGCATCTTTCACTGCAAACGCTGCACTAATTTATAATACAACAACAGACGGTGGTTCAAGCACTACTGACGCTGTTTGTGCGATCGCATTTGGTGGTGACAAAACAGCGAGTAATGGAACTTTTAAAATAGAGTTTCCAGCAGCAGCAGCGACTACAGCAATCATTAGACTAGCATAGGGGGCCGACCATGTCGGTAAACTCAGGATGGGGCAGGTTTACCTGGGGCCAAGCTTATTGGAGTGAAGATACAACTTTTAAAACAGGTTGGGGTGCACAAGCTTGGAATGATGGTGAGTGGGGTGAACTTAAAGATGTAACCATATTTCCAACTGGTTTATCAATAACATCTAATGTTGGATCTGTTGATGTACCTGACGTAATACTTACACCTACCGGTCAAGAAATTACAGCTTCTCAAGGAGAGGCTTTTGTTCCTATTGTATTAGAAACAAGTTTATCTGCATCTTTTTCTATTGGTTCAGTATCCGTGGTCGATATGCAGGTAGGATTGACAGGTCAATCTATAACAAGTTCGGTTGGATCTGTAACAGTAAACGACCTGACTATTGGTTTAACAGGTCAAGAGTTCACTGCAAGTCAGGGAACAACAGTAATACCAAATGAAACAGTAATTGTTTCTGGTTTAGCGATTACTTCTGAACAAGGGACTGCAACAGCGAGTTCTACAACAGAAGCCTCTTTAACTGGTGTATCTTTTAGCGCCAGTGTTGGTAGTGTTACAATACCAAATGATGTAGTTCAATTATCTGGAGTTTCAGCAGAATTTACTTTAGGAAGTATTATAGGATTAGGTGGTGCTATAGTTCAACCATCGAGTTTGACCATAACTCCTAGTGTTGGCTCTTTAACAATAGAAGAAGGTTTAGGATTAACTGGTCAATCATTTAGTGCTAGTGTTGGCTCTCTTTCTATAAATGATATAACTATTGGGTTAACTGGTCAATCAGCAACATTTAATATTGGAACAGTAGATATTTTTGCTTATGGCGATGTTGACACTGGCTCAAATACATCTTATAGTAATGTTTCAACGGGTTCGAATGACTCTTATTCGGATGTTGCAACTGGATCAAATACAAGTTATAGTGACGCTGCATAGGAGAAAAATATGGCATCAACATACACACCATTAGGTGTAGAACTTCAAGCAACTGGTGAAAACGCAGGAACTTGGGGTACAAAAACTAATACAAATTTACAAATCATCGAGCAAATATCTGGTGGTTATACAACTCAAGCTGTCTCCGA